ATATTGCACAGAGTGCCAATGATACTAGTGAAACAGGAACCAGAGGGAATACCTCTATGTTTTTGAACCGTCTCAGAGTACATAACGATGGGGGTGTGGATGAAGTATGAGATGAGGAAATCGAGTTCGTGCTCCTCACGGGCGGATAAGGTAAACCACTGCCTCAAAAGGCGAAAGGCTGCGCGAATCACAAACGAAGGAACAGTTGAATCGAAGGAAGAGTAGTCGATTGACAGGGTTATGTTACCCCGGTTGGAAAACCTCGTAAACCATTTTCCCTCAGACATCCAAGTCATGGAGTTACCGTGCCAAAGGCTGGTCTTAATTTTTGAAGAGATGGCGTCGCAGTACTTGTTCTCTAACGCCGAAACAGCGGCTGGATAGGCCCAAACGAGTCGGGGTTTGTTGATACCTCTCTCTCTTATAACGCGTCTAGACGCCGAAAAGCAAGGATAAACTCGGGCACGATCTCGAGATATATCGAAGGATAGCTTTGAAGCTTCCTTAAATATAAGGTCTCGTACGTGGCCTCGCCTAACCTTGAAAGGGTATCCAGACGAAGAAGAAGAGGGGAGTGCATCGACGGCCACTGACAAGTGAGATGGTCGTATAGAGTCAGCACCGATGCGATCAGAGCATCGGCGGAGGGCTGAACTCCATGACGCCTCGTCCAAACTAATCTCTCGAGGTTCGAGAAACTTGTTAATGTTAGAGGTCATTGAAGACCGAGTAGCGACGTCTCTCCAAACAGTAGAGACGCAAGCCGACTCAGGGACATGAATAAAAGTGGTGGGTTCACTACGCTGCGTAGATATCCCATGTTTAATTTCGCACTTAGACCAGTCAGACCAGAGTTTTCTAAGACCTGTTCTACAGCGTTTCTGGTTAGCCAAAGCAACCTGCAGAAAATCAGTTGTCTTCATTTAAGTTTAGGGGGGGGGGGGGATGTGTATTCGTGGGTCCCACCACGGTGCAGTTTAGGAGCGGTGGCCCCGGGTCAGTGACTAAGTGACCGGAAGAGTAGCACATCTCTGTGTGTGAACGTTATGGTGTTCGGACCGGGTGTTGTATTAGGGTAAATCGCTCCATGTTTCGCTAGCGACCAGTCGTCATC